CAATTGCTGGCACTTCTTCATTTAGTACATTTGCAAGTGCAACAGGTGGCACGTCAGCAGCAGCAGCACCAGCAAGTGCGGGTGGTGCTGGCGGAATTGGAACATTAGGAACAATTAATTTATCTGGTCAAACTGGCGGCAGTTGGAGCCCCGGACAACAAACAAATGGTGGAGGAAGTTCATTACTTGGCATTGGTGGCAAGGCAAAATCTGGGGCAGGATCAGCAGGAACAAATTTTGGTGCTGGCGGTAGCGGTGGTGCATTAAATGTAACAGGTGGCTCTGGAACAGCGGGAATTGTTATTGTTGAGGAATTTTATTGATGAAAAAAGCTCTAATTTCACCACAAGAAAAAGTTACAAATTCAAGCGGCAACATTGGGCAAAGAATTGCTCAAGTTGAGCCTGAAGATCAAACATTTGAAGTTGCCGATCCATTATTTTGGACTGATTGCCTTGATGAATGTTTGGCTAATGAATGGTTTTATTTTAATTTTCAATGTATGCCGCTTGAATAACAAAGGATAAGATATGTGCGACAAGATAAAATTTAAAACAATATTTGAGCAAAAAAAATATGTGCATCTTGATGGTTTTTTGCATCTTGATTCTTGCCAAGCATTGACTGAAGAATTAAAAAAACTAGTCAATCAAAAAGCAACATCGCAAGATATTCAATGCCCATTGTCTGAGGCAATTCATGGCGCGGCTGTATTTGATAAATTGCTTGTAGATTTGCTGCCAGCTTTTGAAAAAGCATCTGGCAAACGACTTTACCCGACATATTCTTATGCTCGGCTATATGCGCCAAATGATGAATTAAAAAATCACACTGACCGAGAATCATGCGAAATAAGCGCAACTATTACGCTTAATTTTGATGGTGATGTTTGGCCCATTTATATGGGCAATGCTGATAAATCAAAATCAAAAAAAATTGAAATGAATGTTGGTGATGCTGTTTTATATAGAGGCATGGAAGTAAATCATTGGCGCGAAAAATACACTGAAGGCAAATGGCAAGCTCAGGTTTTTTTGCATTATGTTGATGCTGATGGCCCAAACGCCGAATGGAAATTTGATAAGCGTAAATCATTGAATATTCCGCAAACGCAAATTGATTACCAGCAATGGATTTACACTGATATTTTTACTGAAGATGCTTGCAACAAAATCATTGCAACTTATGAACAAGAGTTTGTGCAAAAATTGCCTCCTACTATTGGATCAGGATCAGGCGGCATTGATACATCAATTCGCAATGTCGAACGCGTGATGCTTCCTGTTTATAAAGATGTTGGTGGGCGTTTAGCAGCGGCTGGAATGAATGCAAATAATCAGGCTTGGAAGTTTGATATTACACATGCAAATCAAGCCGAGTTTCTTAAATATCCGGCTGGTGGACGATACACAACGCATGTTGATACTTTCATGAATCCAAATGAAGAATGCCGAAAATTAACTGTTTTGGTGTTTTTAAATGATGATTTTGAAGGCGGTAAGTTTTATATTCAAAATGGCGCAGAAAAATACTATCCTCCGCAACAAAAAGGAACTGTAATTGTATTTCCGTCATTTATGCCGCATGGAGTAGAGGATATAATCAGCGGAACTCGATATTCAGCAGTATGCTGGATGGTTGGCAAATTCTTTAAATAAGGTTGCAAAATGGATCAGAATATAATCAACCTAATCGGCGGCGCATTATTTGGGGTTATAGGCTGGTTTGCGCGGCAACTTTGGGAATCCGTCCAAGAATTAAAGAATGATATTAAAAAAATTGAAGTTGATTTGCCGACAAATTATGTTCGCAAAGTAGATATAGAAGCAAGATTTGATAAGCTGGAAATTATCTTGTCTAAGATTTTTGACAAGCTCGATGCAAAAGCAGACAAATAAGGATTGATTATGACTAATTTTGTACAGCGTTTTAAAGAGCCTTCATCATGGGCTGGCATTGCCGTATTGTTTAACATTTTTGGCCCTATGATTGGACTTCCTACTGGCTCCGCTGATGTTATCGTGCAAGCTGGTGCTGGTCTTGCTGCTGCTGCCGCATTCTTTCTTGCTGAAAAAAAATGAATCTAAGCAAAAATTTTACTTTAGAAGAAATGACGGTTAGCGAATATGCGGATCGTAATAACTTGAGCAATCAGCCAAGTGATGAAATTTTAGGTGAAATGAAACGATTAGCCGGATTTCTTGAAAAAGTGCGAACAGTGTTTGATCGTCCAATTCATATAAATTCGGCTTTTCGTTCGCAAGAAGTAAATAAGGCTATTGGCGGTCAAAAAAATAGCCAGCATTGTAAAGGCCAAGCGGCTGACATTCGTATTTCTGGATTAACGCCGGATCAAATTGTGCGGAATATTATTGCTTCAGGGCTGGAATACGATCAAGTTATCAGAGAATTTAATTCTTGGGTTCATATAAGCATTCCAGCTCAGAATGAAAAAGCCAGAAAAATGGCTTTAATTATTGATAAAACTGGTACTCGGTCATTTGAGCAATAGAACACGGGACCGCTTTATTTTTAAGTGATTCTCTGTATCGCTTGCTTCTTTCCGCTCCAGTAATTTTTCGCCTTGGTTTATCCCGTCCTTTTCCAAATTTATAAATTGGCGTAGTGTCTCGATCTCTTGAATCTTGTTCCCATGCGGTAATGTGAACAACATTATTATCATGCAAGCATCGCATCAATCTTGATACTGTTACATGATGCAAACCAACTTCTTCCGATAATTCATGAACAGTTGCCGGAATTTCTAAAAGCATTTTAAAAATTTTTGCATAAGACAACGCATTAATTTTGTGGCGCATTTTGTTTTATCCTTCTTTCTCCACAAGTTTTGCAAATCCATCGCCGGTTTTTTTTATTTTCATTCATTTTCCAAAAGCCACCATGCGATGATCTTGCTTGTTCGCAATTGGTACACCATCGGTTGCCATTTGGACTTTCTGTTGCTGGCTCTAAATTATTCATCTTTTACAAACACTCCGTTTTCAAGCAATGTTCCTTTGCGATCTTTAATTTCATCATAAGCCAATGATAAACAATCAGTGATTGAGATGCCTTTAAGATCGCAATAAATAATAAGAGTGACAAGAACATCACCAATGCCATCTTTGATGCCAGAAATATCATTTTTAATTTCAGCATCCAATAATTCGCCATATTCACTACCAGTTTTCATAAGTTGCGTATAAGCCTTGGCATTTGGAATAATTTTTCTTGCTTCGGCCCATCGAATTACGTCAATTTCTAATTGATTAAAACTCATTGTTCTACCTTTTTCCTGATGTCGGGAATATCGTTTATAAGACGCTGCAAATACACTGCCAAATCCATTGCTTCTTCTTGCGCGTGAATAAGCCAATCACGATAAGACAAATCATCACGCTCTGTTGTTACACCATACTTTTGCAATCCAAATTCTGCGCGAACTTTCATTTTTTGGCGCACTTCTTCAACATTTTTATCAACCATTATTTGTACCAATAAAGTAAATCAGAAATAAAAATAAATGAAATGCAAAGCCAAATAATAAAAATTAAAGTGTATTCGCTCATTCATTCCTCATTTGATAAAACCATATGTTTCCATCTCTATGGCACTTAATTGAAAAACCATTTTCTCTAAGCTCGGCAATAATTGAATTAACAGCACAAACATTTGCTTTTTCAATAATGCTCATGGTGCTATGTGGCAAACCATCTGACAAAACTTTAAAAACTTTTTGTAATCTTGTGCTGCTTTCAAATGCCGCGCTGTTCATCGCATTTTTCCTTCGCCTCGATTGTTTGCATTAAACGACCTCCAAGCCTCTATTTTTGCAGTGGCTGCTACCATGCCCCATCGGTTTAATTCATCAACTCTGATGGCTTCTTGCATGGTTAAAAGGTGATTTGTATATTCTTTGGTTTGATATGCCTCACGCTCTTGAGCAGTAACAGGTTTATCAAGATGCTTTTGCATACCATTTGCTTTGATTGTCTTTCTGTATTCTTCAAGATAGATGCGGTTTGCTTTTGCTTGAGCGGCTTTCGGCGCATTGGTTCGCAAATATTCAAGGGCATCATGTATTTCATCATCACTAATCATTGATTCCTCACATTATTTAATATCAAGTCTTGTTTCTTGAATCATTCTTGCGCCGGGTACTTCTTGACCGGCTTTAATTGCTGCTTTAATTGCCGTTTTATCTGGGACAGGTGGCGGTGGCTCTGGGTAGCTATAAAGCTCGCAAGGAATCAATCCAGCTTCAAAAATATCAACTTTTTCGGGATTCTTTTTGATGCTGATTACAAAATGAGGTGATTCAATTTTTTGAATGTTGGTAATTTCCATTACTTGTTTTAAACGCAGCTTTAAAGATGCAACTCGATTTTCCAAAACTTTTCGGCGGGCATACATTTGCTTTTCTGCTGCTGCAATAGCTTCGGCTGTTGCTTCAATATTGCGGATAACAAAGCCATAGTTTTGGGCTTTAACTTCTAATGCCCATGCTTCGCCTTCAAGAGTATCGGCAATAGTTTGTTCGTCTGCTTGCGAATCCATAAGCTGATCGCAAATTGAGCGATATTCATTTGCAATTTCATATAGGGTAAGTGCTGTCATTTTTTATCCTGTTATCGGGTACTTGCCACAATAGTTTTCCCCGTCAATTATTGTATATTAGAAAGGCACGTCAAAATCTTGAAAATTATCTTCAGGAACAGCTTTTTTTGCTGGTCGAGATTCTTGCTTTGCCGGGCTGCTTAACATTTTAAAAGAATCACATTGAATTTCAAAAACTGTTCGTTCAATGCCTTGCTTGTCAGTGTACTTTTTGCTTTTGATTTTTCCTTCAACATAAAGTTTGCTGCCTTTTTTAATGTATTGAGCAGCAATTTCAGCGGGTTTTCCAAAGATAGAAATTCGATGCCATTCAGTCAATTCCTTTTTTTCGCCTGTCGCTTTATCTTTCCAGCTTTCACTTGTTGCAAGAGACAAATTAACGACTGCATCGCCTTTGGCTGTATATTTGATTTCAGGGTCTTGACCAATTGCGCCAACCAAAATCACTTTATTTACTGATGACATTTAACTTCCTTTATTTAAAAAACAACCAAAATCCATGCAAAATACCAACTGGAAAAAACAAAGCTCCGGCAACTAAAAACCCCCATAAGCCTTCATTAAAACAAGTAAAAATATGATTAAACCATGCCGCAATTGAAGCCAAAAATAAACCAACTGCAAAAAAGTTTGTCATTATTTTTGCTCCTGTAATGCGGCTTTTTTGGCATTGTATATTTTGGTAAATGTATCCATTGCCGGTTTATCATTTGCTGCTGATGATGCTTTGTAAGCCTTAGCAAATGCAGATTGCAATGATTCAATGTTTAATGAATCATCAATTGCAATTTTAAGATCAGCAAAAACTTTTTCAGGCAATGCGCCAACTGGTTTTGGTTTAGGCTGGCTTGCTGCATTGCCATCATCATCTTCCGGCGCAATGCCAGTGGCTGCTAATAAAGAATAACGTCTTGCATAAGTTAAAGCCGAACCATAACCCTGTGCATCCATTTTTGAAGTTGGCACATGCAATTGCCCGGATCTCAATTCTTCGCCTGATTCATGAATAAACACTGTTTCAACAGTAACGCCACTATCAGCAAGAAATGTTTGCTGCATCATTGCAATGCCGTTTTTATTAAGCGCATCAATGACTGCCTCAACCACTGCCGCTAAATCAGCATAGCGGCTTTTAAAGTGCGGATTCGTTGATGTTTTTAACGCTGCTCCAAATTGCGATTGCGCCTTAACAAACGCAGCACAAACTTTTTGATTATTTTCCATATTGTTTTTTAACTTTCGTCATTGGGAATGATTCAATACCGGCTACAAAGATTTTTCTGAAATCGGCCCATTTTTTTTGATATTGTGGATTTTCTGAAGGGGGAACCCATCCATACATTGATCGCCACCGAATTGTTACATCAGTTGTTGCGGGCGTATAAATGTAATCATTCATCGTATTTCCTCCAGTAAGCCAAGAGCAATAATCAACATAAAGGCAAGTGCTGCCATAACTTTGGGATGCTGTGCAAGCCAATCATTTGGATTAAGTAAAGTTTTCATTTCAATATTTCCACTGATTTTATTTTTTCTGTTTCACCATTCCACGTAACACACAAATCAACCCTATCTCCTAATTCTAAGGAAGCTTGTACAAATCTAGACCCAACAATAGAATTAAATTCATGTTTAAAGTATTTAGTAAAATCTTTTTTTGGTTCAGGCTTGATACGATATTGACCGTTAACAATCCATTGAGGCCGTTCTGTATCTTCCCATTCACCATTGTATTTGTGCTGTATTTCAGCACCATTAGCCCATGCTTTAATTAATTCTGCGTGTATATGTGGTTTTTTCATTTAAATACCTTTCTTTATTATTTTATTATTCCAAGAATTTTCTATTTCATTTGCTATATGCCATTGATCCGTAGGAGTAAAGCAAAGTGCTGCAAATGCTTCATTAACAATAATTTGCTCTTGTTCGTTAATTGCTCGGTCTGCAAATACATCAATCATGAAACGTAAAGCGCAAATTATTTGAGCAATGCAGCGTTCATCTGTTTCTGATATTTGAACCATATTTCCTCACTTTGAAATCCGCTAAGTTGCTGCGGTATGTAAGAACTATAAATTAAGATTGAGCATCACGCAACAACTATTTTGAAAAAAATACAAAATATTTTCAAATAAAAAGATTGTTGACTATACACAAATTTACGCTTATATTTGTGGCTCGATCAACATTTGTTGCATATAAAACATGAAAATACCCCGGCGCGGAACTAGAATTTTTACATTGCTTGAATCACTTTTTTTGTGCGATGAGCAAACGGCTGATGAAGTTTTAAAAAAAATTGGCAGGAATGTATCGCCAAAGCAAGATAAACGGATTTTTTCTGATGCAATAGCGGCTGGTTACATTGAGAAAAATAATGATATATACAAATTATCCGACGAAGCCCGATGGCAAGTTTCGGATGTTATGGAAATTTTTGTGCCGAAAGATGATGAGGAGATCGTCCCATCTCGATTCGTCAACATGTACACGCGCCCGATGGTAGGTTATGAGAAACAACTTTTTGCAAATAAACGTGGTTATTAAAAAAGGAAATATATGGATTTGAATAATTATTTGATTGGGCATGGTAAGAGTGCGCGCCTTGCTGAAAAAACTGGCATTTCTAGCCCGGAATTGTCGCGCATGAAAACGGGTAAAAAGAAAATTAGTTTTTACAATGCCGCTTTGATTGAGTTTGGCACTGATGGCGCAATCAAAATGGAATCATTGCTTGAGGATCAGCAACAGCGCACCGTGGCTGGCTATATTCGCGCAAACAATGTTTCGCAGCAAACGGCTTCTTAACGCAGCTCGCGGGCAGGATTGCACATTGCGGATTGATGGTATTTGTAATGGCAATCCTGAAACAACAGTGGCAGCTCATGCTAATGGCTCGCGATATGGTAAAGGCATGGGAATAAAAGCGCATGATTGTTTTGTTGCTTGGGCTTGCTCAAGTTGCCATGCAGAATTGGATCAAGGCAAAAAGTTTAGCAAAGATGAAAAGCTATATATTTGGCAAATTGGTTTTGAACGAACATTGCTAAAAATGTTTCTTGATGAAATTATTGAAGTAAAGTAAAGTTTTGATGAAAGGCTAGGTTAGCTCCCGAAAAGACGATTCGTTACCGTCCTGCCTTTTGTTTTTTTAGTAACCGACTTCCTATAACGTAAAGGAAAAAATGCACTATTACAAATTTGAGATTGCGACTTGGCATCTCCACACTTCTCATTTGTCGTTGATTGAAGAAGCTGTTTATTGGCGGCTAATAAATTTTTATTACGATACAGAAACCCCTATCCCACAAGAAACCCAGTCGGTTATTCGTCGGTTACGTTTGGTTGAATACTCGGATATTGTCGCATCAATTTTGCTTGAATTTTTTGTTCTTCAAGATGATGGATGGCATCAAAAGCATTGCGATATTAAAATTTTGGAGTATCACGACACTGCAATTCGCAATAAAAATAATGGAAAAAATGGCGGCAGACCTAAGAAATCCAATGATTTGCTTGATGAAAAAACCCAGTCGGTTATTTCTGGGAACCCAGATGAAACCCTAATAAAGAATAAAGAACTATTAACTATAAATAAGGAATTAGAAATAATAGAGAAGAAGCATCGCGCAACGCGATTGCCACCAACATGGGAGCCATCAGAATCAATGATTGAACATTGCAAACTAAAGCGACCAGATTTGAATTGGCGTGATGTTGCAGACGCTTTCCGTGATTACTGGGTTTCAGCTCCAAAAGGAACAAAATTGGATTGGGATGCAACTTGGCGCACATGGGTAAGAAATCAGCGGGCAGCTCCTGCCAATCAAAAATTGAATTTGGTTAATGCAAATCAAAATGCTGCACTTGCTTGGCTTGAATCCTCAAATAATGAAATTCATGACATAGGATAAAAAATGACTAAAAAAGAAGCCCTATGGCTGGCTGATTTGCTATGCAAAGACGGTCACGAATGTTGTGACTTCCGAGCGGCTGCCGAATTACGACGACTGCATGAAGAAAATGAAGCACTACGCACAGCACTAGCGCAGCCTGATGTTCCCGAAACAGCTTTCGGGGAGACAGAGCCAGTGGCGTGGGTTAGTCACAACGCTGGTTTATATCACGGCAAACCAGATGAATCATTAAATCCTTTGCCTTTGTATTTAGCACCACCGCGCCGCGAATGGGTAGGGCTGACAGATGATGAATATGAATTAATGGCAGAGAAGCGCGTTACTAATTATTTTTTTAACACTTTAGATTATGCCCATGACATCGAAGCAAAGCTAAAGGAGAAGAACACGTGAGCAAAGAAGTAATCTTTACTTGCCCTGAGTGCAATAGCGAAGAAGTAACACTAGCTGAAGTTCATAAGATTATGGCGAACACTTACGAACACTATTGTTTCAGCGTGAAAGCGCATGATGATGACGCGCAAGCTGATTGTTTGAATTGTGATTGGTCTGGTTTGCGTTTACAGCTAAAGGAGAAGAACACATGACTAGTCACACATACCCACTAAACGACTTGCGCGAACACGAGACAGATAAAGGCGCATTTTGCTGGTGTAGGCCGGAGTACGACGAGGAGTACGACTTGTATATACATCGTAGCTTAGATGGGCGCGAAGAATACGAAGAAGGAAGAAAAACGACATGACAATACACATGAAAAAAACGTGGTTTGTAGACGGACAAATTATTGAGGAACAAATACCTGAAGAAGCTATTTACGACCCAAGCTGGTGTATTGAATACTGTAAATCATACGCCGAGCAACTCAGAGATAAGACAAGGGCAAACCGAGCAGAACATGCGGCGCAGTGCATTGAGTATCTTTTAAGTTTAGTTCAGAAAGAATGGGTAGGGCTGACTGAAGATGAAAGAATGACGGCAATGGAAAATTGCACATATGATGGCGGCAAAGTTTCTTGGAATTTATTTGGGATGGCTATCGAAAAAAAGATAAAGGATAAGAATCATGAATAACGCCGATAAGGGACGTTTTTTATCAATCATGACAGGAATAGCCGAGTATTACGGAAAAACGCTGTCACAGGCTGTTATAGGGCTTTACTGGGAAGGTTTGAAGCAATACGATCTTCAATCTGTGGAAAAATCTTTGTGGACGCATACGCAAGACCCAGATTCAGGCCAATTCATGCCTAAGATTGCCGATGTTGCAAAATACCTTAAAGGCAGAACAACAGATCAAGCAGCTATTGCGTGGTCAAAAGTTGATAAAGCGATTCGATACATCGGAATTTATCAAGATGTTGTCTTTGATGATGCAATTATTCATAAAGTTATAGCAGATATGGGTGGCTGGATTGCTCTTGGATCAAAAACGGATGAAGAATGGATATTTTTCGGCAATCAATTTCAGACTCGATACCGAGGTTATGCAATGAAAGCTGAAGAAATTGAATGTCAATCAGCATTGACTGGCGTAATCAATATGCAAAACATGCAACAAGGCTTTAAATTGCAAACGCCAACATTTGTCGGTGACCAGTTAAAAGCTCGGCTTGTATATGAAAAAGGCAGTGAAACGGCATTGTTACAAATGAAAAAATCCAGTGAATCAATGCTGAAAATTTCCAATGAATTGCATTAATTGTGAGGGAATATGAATGAGTTGGCTCTTTTCGCAGGCGCTGGTGGAGGAATACTTGGGGGAAAACTTCTTGGATGGCGAACAGTCTGCGCCGTTGAATGGGAACCATACCCAGCAAGCGTATTGTGCGCCAGACAAAATGACGGGATTCTCCCGCCTTTCCCGATTTGGGATGACGTTCAAACCTTTGACGGAAAACCGTGGCGAGGAATTGTTGATGTTGTATCTGGCGGGTTCCCTTGCCAAGACATCAGCGCAGCAGGAAGAGGGGCAGGAATTGATGGGGTTAAATCAGGAATGTGGCGAGAAATGGCGAGGATCATTCACGAAGTACAGCCAAGATTCGCATTTGTGGAAAACTCACCAATGCTCACTTCTAGAGGACTCGGAACAGTTCTCGGAAACTTGGCCGAGCTGGGGTTTAATGCGCGATGGGGAGTGTTGGGAGCAGCAGACATTGGAGCAAACCATCAGAGGAACCGGATTTGGATTGTCGCCAAACGGAGTGGACAGCTTTCATACACCCAACACAACAGGATTAGACGGTGGGAGCAACAGCAGGAAAGCATTAAAAAAGAAAATGGAGAAATGGCCTACGCCAACAGCACACAATGCAAAAGAAACAAATGCGCCGAGCGAATCAACCAGGAATACACCAACATTGGCAGCGCAAGCTGGTGGCAAACTGAACCCAACTTGGACCGAGTGGCTGATGGGGTGGCCGCTAGGGTGGACAGACTTAAAGCCATTGGAAACGGACAAGTTCCTCTGTGTGCAGCAACAGCATGGAAAATTTTAAGTGAATTGCATTAAGTGCGAAAACATCAATATTAAAGATTATCCAAGCCATGCAAAACATGGCTATGGTCGCTGCAAAAAAGAATCAAACGCTGTTTTTTATTCCTTGACTAAATTACACATTTGCGTAAAATTCAATGAAGCAAGTAAAGAAATTATTGAAAAAAGGATAATTTGGAATGACAGCAAAAAATGATGTTACTGGCGATGATATAAAAAGCAAAATTAGCAACAATAATTTTCGCGACAATTTCGACAAAATATTTAAAACTGAATTTATTAAATGTAAAAAATGGATTGGTTTAACAGATAAAGAATATGAATTAATGGCTGAAAAATACGTTACCAATTATTTTTTTGATACTTTGAAATATGCACATGCTATTGAGCAAACATTAAAGGAAAAAAATAAATGAGATATTGGGTATATGACGATGAAGGCATTTTGCTTCGCAAATTTTACACAAAAGAAGAAGCTCAGTTATATGGCAAAGTAATTGTGCAGCCTAAGCAAAAAAAAGTTTTGCCTACAATTGAAACGCATGGTGAAGCATTGTGGTAAAAAATAAAAAGGATAAAAATGGCAACTGAAAAATCAATTCGTAATCAATGCCCAATTTGCAATTTACCAAGAGGAAAAGGGCAATATGAATTTGCTCATGGAAAATGCGCTGAAATTCGCGCTGCTACTGAAGGAAAAAAATCAGCATTTCCAGATCATCCAAAATTAAAAACAATAACTGTTGAAATGCACGAAAAAGGTAAAGCAAATAATAGAAAAAAGAAATTAAAAAAAATGCAAAAATTACCTGATTTTATGTACAGATAAAAGGATAAAAAATGACAAGAGATGATTTATATAGCATTGCACATGATTGCGACATGGACTGGCACAAATTTTGGAATGAAGATAACTCAAACAAACTTGAAGAATTTGCAAAAATGATTCGATTTCACGAAAGGCAAAAAATGGCTCAAATGATGGATTCTGAAGGCTGGACATATGGCGCGGCATTGATTCGCACTAAAGGCGGCAAATGACATTTGCTAGAGTAGATGATAATCAAGAATCTATTGTTAAATTTTTAAGGGAAAAAGGCGCGACAGTAACAGTTACTAGTTCAATTAAGCGAGGATTTCCTGATTTAGTTGTTGGATATAAAGGCAAAAATATTTTGCTTGAATTAAAAGATGGTGACAAACCATTATCAGCGCAATCATTGACACCTAAACAGCGTCTTTGGCATCTTGAATGGAAGGGCCAAAAAGAAATTGTAAACAGCGCAGAGGCTGCATGGGATGAAGTTTTAAGGGTATGTAATGGCCAGTAACAAAAAGCCGCGCAAACGCCATGTTCGGCGTGATATTGGCTTGCCAATGACTATCCGGCATAATGCTGATGCTGATTTTCAAATGCAATTAACGCCTCATGCAGAATTATTGAAATTGCGTGAAGGTTTGGGTGACGAAGCAACGTGGCACACTATTGTTTGCCGTTTAAATGTTGGTAGCGTATTAGCGTTTCAAAATGAATTGCCTGAAATTCATGTTCTTATGAGAAAAGCATTAGATTGCATGATTGCTATCCGAGATAGATTTCAACGTGTCAACAAATGGGGAATTTCTGGCGAAGAATTAAAAATTATCGGTGATTCAATAACAATTGTGGATGATTTACAATTACAATTGACCAGAAGGCAATTTTCTCAAGCCTTGAATTATGTTTATGCCCATGCTGCTTACTGAGTAAAGACTATGGATTTCAAACCATCAATTACATTATATGAAAGAACTGAAGATTTTAATCTTCAGGTTGCAAGAAATTTAATTGATGGACATTCATTAGTTAATATTTTTGGTTACCAGCCTTTAGTTGATGGCACATCTATTTGCATTTGGGAAAATGCTTCTCCTTATATTTTTCCGACTGCTGCTGTAAATATGTCAATGGTAAGCACTAATGCTGCTGACACTGCTGTTACAAAATTAATTTCTGGTTTAGATGCAAACTACAATATTATTTCTGAAGTTTTGATTGTTAATGGAACAACTCCAGTTTTAACAGCAAATCAATATTTAAGAATTAATAATGTAAGAACAATATTAGGCAATGCAATTGGCACTGTAACGCTAACAAATGGCGGCATAACTTATGCAAAAATTTTGCCCAATGTTGGTCAAACGCAAATGTCTCAATATACTGTGCCAGCGGGTTATACATTTTATTTGACTCGAGTTGATGCGTTTTCTCAAGTATCAGGCGGCTCAAATAATTATTGCACTTACAATGTTCAGGCTTTGCTTTCTAATGGAACTCAATATTTAGTTTTGCAAGCGCCATTCACATCAAATTACAATGCTCGTCGAGTTGTTCCATTTGCTTATTTAGAAAAGACTAGTTTGCAATGGAAGGCAACAGTAGCGGCACAAACAGCATCAGTAGCAATGGTTATTGAAGGTATTTTGATAAAGAATTCATAAATGCCAATAATTAAAAAAAATAATGGCTGGTACTGGGGCGGCAAAGGGCCATTTTCTTCAAAATCACAAGCTCAAGCAGTTATGCGAGCAGCTTATGCGGCAGGTTATAAAGGTGAAAACATGGTTACATATAGTGTAAAAAATGGCATGGCAACTAAAGAAGATGAAAAAAATGAAGTTCTTTCATCATTTCTAATGGAATTGCTGCATTCAGGAACGGTAACGCATATAAAGCATTTGCAAACAAGAAGTTTTAGCGAGCATTCTGCGCTTGGTGGCTTTTATCCTGAAATTATTGAATTGGTTGATTCTTTGATTGAGGCATGGCAAGGTAAAAACGGCAAAATTGTTGATGGCTATGAAGTGCCAGAAAGCAATTATGGCAACATTACTGCGCTGGATTATCTGCAATATTTATCTGATGAAATTTCCGAGGATCGCGTATTGCTTGGCGAAGATTCAGAATTGCAAAACATCATGGACGAAATTGCTCAATTAGTTGATTCGACCATGTATAAACTAAGATTTTTGAAGTAATTTGCGACCGAAGCCGATAGTCGGGATATAACATCGGCAGCAGAGGCAAGAAACTCCATAAGTTTCCCTTTTCTTGTGACTCTGCACTAAGACGCATGAGGATTGGCATAAATGGCGCACCTGAACAATGAACCGGAAAATAGCAGGTTAATGCCAAGCCGGGCTAACAATTCTCAGCCGTGTTGGTGAATGCGTAGGCCAATGTAGCATTGACATACGCGCCGGATAATCGTAACCGGCATTTTTTTTATAAAAGGAAATTATGAGCAAAGAACTTGATTCAGCAATTGACCATCTAGTAAACACTTATCAATCATTGGCCCTTGCTGCTGTCGGCTATGCAAATCTGGATGCTAAAGAGATTGCCGATCGCATTAAGCTGACTGCAACTGACACTCCTGAATTTGTGGCCCTTAGCCAGCTTGCGGCATTGGTAGGCGAACCAAAGGTAAACACAAAGAAAGAAACAATTGCCGACAGTACCATCGAGCAATAAATGCCGAGAATTGCAATGCCAAAATCAAAAGACACACAGGTCTGCATTTTGCTCCGAACATGGGGGAGCAACTACAGAAAAGGCAAAAGCAAACTCAAAGCTCTACGCTCAAGCAAAGTGGCAAAACATAAGAGCAAGGCAATTAAGCAAAGAGCCGCTATGTGCTAGATGTTTGAATGAAGGCAGAGTAACGTCCGGAGCGCACATAGATCATGTGTTTCCGCATAGGCGCGACAATGCAAGGTTTACTGTAAATCTATTTCAAACACTTTGTGCGGCTTGTCATACGCTTAAAACACAAGATGAGAATCGCGGCAGATATTTGCATTACACAAGAAACGGCATCATTGAATATACGGATGGCGACTATTTCCGAATCATGGGCGGTTATATATAAAGGATAAAAGATGAAATTAACGCGATGGTATCCAAAAACAATAAAGCCTGTTCGCATTGGTTGGTATGAAACTCAAATGAATAATGGCAATTATGGTTATTCATGTTGGGATGGGATGCAATGGTCTTGCCAGCATAATGATTATTCTTGCGTTCTAGCAAGAGCGGTTTGTTGGAATGGTGCAATACAAGATAAGAAATGGAGAGGCATTGCTAAATGAATCACACATTACGATCAATCATTGATGAAGAATTACAGAAAGCATATGAGCGTGGAATTAAGGATGAGCGCGAGGCATGTGCAAAGATATGTGATGCTGCACAGTTGTTTGGTAATAATGATGAGCGATGGTCTGCTAAATGCTGCTCTGAAGCTATACGCGCAAGGGGATAAGCATGAAGCTAACTAATTGGTTTCATCCATCTATTAAGCCAGTGCATAAAGGCTGGTATCACACAGGTTTAAATGATTTCAATCCAACAACTATATATTTAGAGAGCGGAGTTAATTGGTGGTGGAATGGTAGTAAATGGGGATTCTTTAATGAAAATAAATTTATGTTTTGTGATACTCAAGATAGATGGTGGCGTGGTATAGCTAAAGACTAAACATTGTGGATAACTATAATGATGAATCAAAATAATTTTGTGGATATGTGGATAAGTCTTGTGTATAACTACAATTGCGCTGTGGATAACTATGGAATATTGGGATTAACTTAATTATTGTGGATAAGTACAGCAG